AAGGATGAGAGGAGGTCGTTGGCGAAGATAGCGGAAGGTTCTACACGGCTTTTTGATTGCATGCCTTTGCATTATACAATTGTTTGTCGGAAATACTTCGGTGCGTTTGTGACTGCAATGAATCAACACGCGACTCAATTGCCCTCAGCAGTTGGTATCGACCCAGAAGGACCCGCTTGGACGACGCTCTTTCGACGACTAAACCGTTTCGGCGGCAAAGTTATAGCAGGAGATTTTAAAGAGTGGGACGGACGATTAGATCCAGATACAATGATGAGAGCGGTTGATGTAATAAACGCTTGGTACGGGGGTAGTGAAGCTGACAAGATGGCCAGACAGGTCATTTTGGAGGATGCTATCTATGCCTATTCCTTGTGTGGAAATACAATCGTGTTTAAGACCCAAGGTTTACCGTCAGGAATGGCTATAACCGCGGATTTTAACGGACTTTGCAATCTACTTTATATGGTAACAGCTTTCCTGAAGATGGCAGAAGATGCTAAATTCAGTTTGTCGCCAGATATGGTGTGGGATTACCTTGAAATGACTTTCTACGGAGATGATCATGTGTTAGCCCCCCATCCTGACGTACAACACTTCTTTAATTTTAATACTCTTAAAAAGTATTTTAGTGACCACCGCATCACTTACACCGATGCGCTAAAGAGAGGTGGAACGTGCCCGGACTTTACTCAATTGGAAGGTGAAACTTCATATTTGAAAAGACGATGGACACGAAATGCACGAATGCCTTCTAGAATGAATTCGCCAATTGAGGAGAAATCCTTGACAGAATTGTCGAATTGGATTCGGAAATGTGATGATCAACACACCGCATTATACGATAACCTGAATGACTTGAAGGCCTTCGCTTACCAACACGGCGAAGTGTATTATGACGAAACAATGAGAAAACTGAACATTGCCCTCCAACAAAGAGCGGCGGTGGATCTGTCTACCAGTTCTACAACGAATTGGACAACATTGGTTGACCCTTATGATCATCTGGATGCTAAATGGCATGATGGTTTTGAGAACTAGGGTCACTGTACCATTCCTTTTGGGAGTGGAGTTGCAGGAAGAGTACTAGTCTGCGGACCGTGCTCTATCAAGTGCATTACTTTTGTTAGTCGTGCACAAATAACCTAGGTTAAACACGG